CGACTTGCTGCGGGGGCTGGTTCTGGGCCTGGCCATCCAGCGCGGAGACGTGGCTGATCAGACCATCAAAGACAGATACAGCGTGTACCTGGCCGATATGCTGGCAGGCTACGGCGGTCCGGGGGCGGTCATGGATATCCTGGAGAAGGACAAGACCGCCCTGGAGCAAAACGTGATGATGGGCTACTACCTGGCCAAGCAGGACATTTTGGCTGTGGATGCGGCGGATTTTGACAGCGAGGCCGAGGCCATCGAGGCCGTGCGAAGAATTGATCTACCCGGCGAGCCGGATGTGAGTGAGGAGATATGACCTCCACCTTCGACGAACTCTTCTCCCCAGCCCAGGACCGCCTTTATGATGTCTTTGGGGCTCAAGCCACTTACAACGGGGCAGAGGTTACGGTGTGCATTCAGGGCTACGACACCACCATTGAGCAATACCCCGAGGTATGGGTAGCAGCGGCGACAATCGATGTGCGGTCATCCGAGGTTGCCGAACCCAAGCAGGGGGATACGGTGGTCCTGGATGGGGTGACGTATCAGGTAGGCGATATCGTGAGCAGGGATAGCCTGGGGGCAACCCTGGCCCTGACAAAGCAGATGGTGAGGGTGTAATGCCAAAGTATGGCAACGAATCGCTCAATATCCGGCTGGACAAATCAGACGTTGACGCTGTGGCCTGGGCATTGCGGGATGTTAAAAACGGAGCCAGGACCGCCATCATGCGGGCTATAAACCGGAGCCTGACCGGTATTAAAACAGACATGGCCCGGGAAACGACCAAGGTGCTCAATCTCAAGCAAAAGCGAGTCAAGAAGGACATTAAGGTATATAAGGCCAGCAAGACGGACCTGAGCGGGCAGGTTTCATCTTCCGGCGATTCAATCAATTTGATGCAGTACGGGGCAAAGCAGGGGAAAAAGGGTGTATCGGTCAAGGTGCTTAAGTCTGGGGGCCGTAAGACGATCCCTGGAGCTTTCATATTTGTGGGCAAGAATCAAAATCGTTTGGTCGGCTGGCGCAAAAAGACAGGGCCCGGTGCTCAACACATAGGCACCAAGAAAAAAGATCCCAATCTGGCCTACGGGGCGCTACCCCGGCAGTACAGATTTCCGGTCGAAGCTTTGTACGGCCCGCACATCCAGGAGATAATGGCCCGGCCCGAAGTCATAAAGAAGATCGAGGTCGGGGCGGGCGAGCGGATGGAAAAAGAGTTGGCGCACCAAGTTCAGCACATACTTGACAAACACAAGGCGAAACTAAGTGGCTGATACAATACGTGAGCTTATTATCCAGGATCTCGTGACCCAGTTGGAGACTCTATCTGGATATGGAGATGTCCGCAGAGACCCGGAGACGATCATTCGAGACAACATTGTGCCCTGCATTTTGGTCCTCCCAGGCATGGAGTCAGCAGAGCGTCGGTACGGGGAGCAGCAAATGACTATGCTGGTCTCGATCTATTCGCTCCAGGTCATGGGCAGCTATACTTCCGGCGAGCTGGCAGAAATCGTGCTGGGTGATCTTATCAACACGGTCATTGGGGGCCGGGACAATATCAGCAGGATTGACGATCTGCGGTATACCAACGGCGGGGTAGAAACATGGCCGGACAAAATGGAGCAGGCCCTCTCGGTGCAAATAGACATCGAGATTCAATATAGTACCAACATCGGTGATCCGTACACACAAACGAACTTATAGGAGATAAACCATGGCACAAGTAGGATCTGCTGAAAATGCAAAGCTCATGTTTGAAACTATCCCGGAGTTTCAAGACTGGACCAAATTGACTGACGACGGGGACAACCAAACCTTTACCTCTGGCGACGGCCTGTGGTCCGGGCAAAGCGAATATGAAGCCGAGGTGCGGCCTAATGGCCTGCTCACCGGCGGCGACATTACCCCGGGGAGCTCTGACGACACCGTGGACGTGGCTGCTCTGACCTGCTGGCTGGCGGGGGAGCTGACATCTGTGTCCGCCGAGTCCGGCTTTGCTGTGACCCGGCCCACCGGTGATAATGCCAAAATCAGCTCCATAATCATCAACAGCTCTGGGGCGGTAGCCGAGGTGGAAGGGGCAGAGGCCACAGGCACTACGTTCTCATCTGAGCGCGGTGCAGGCGGCGGCCCTCCCTGGATTCCCACCGGGTCTATCAAGATCGGACAGGTCCACATGACCTCCAGCACGGCTGCCGTTTTTACTTCGGATCAGATCAAGCAGGTGCCAAACACTCATAAAGAGTTGGCTGATTTTCCAACATGGGATGTTAACATGCTGGATGGTCAGGTAGAGTTTAATGCTGCCCTGCCTACTATACATAGCGACGATGACGGATCGACCGAAGAGACCAAGGAGGTGTATGCCACCTATTACAGCGCAGAGGATGCCATGGTGGAGCAGCCATACGCATATGACTTTGTGCCCCCGGTCAACAGTCACAGCGTATCCTCGACTCAGGTCTATGGGGCAACCGTTGGCAGCCGGTCAACATCTCTGGGGCAGGGAAGTTTTGAGTCCATGATGAAGGACAATGCCACGGACATGATCCTAGGATATGTGGATAAGGTACTGTGGTTTAAGTTCTTCCCTGATCGCAACAAGTCACCATACGTTCTCTGCCAAGGCAAGCTGGGATTTACCCCAGCCAACCCGGCCTCTGGCAACCAGACTGCTTCATTCACTATCAGCTCAACCGAGGCCAGTGAAAGGAAGTCTAGCTAATGGGATTTGATGTAAAGTCATTTCGTAAAGCCAAATTCGAGGACCGGACAGAATCTGTTCCGGTCCCGGATCTCAAGGAGTGGTTCGAGGAAGGTGAGCCCGTGTTTATCGTGCGCGGGCTCACAGCCGAAGAACTGGCCCGGTGCAATGAGGCCGTACAGCGGAATAAAAATATCAGTTCTGTCGTCGAGGCCCTGCATAGCAGCAATCAGCAGGAAAAAATCCAGGCTATGCGGGAGATGCTGGGGGTCAGCGAGTCGGTGCCAAATGATCTGGCCAAGCGGCTGGAGCAGTTTACCCTGGGGACGGTTGATCCTGACATGGACCACGAGTTGTCCGTTAAGTTTGCCGAGTCCTTTCCGGTAGAGTTTTACCAACTGACGAACAAGATTATGGAACTCACCGGCCAGGGCCGCCAGGTAAAAAAAAAGCAGAACTCCAAGCAGACCCAGAAGTCCGAGCAGCCCTCGCCCTCTGCCACCAGCGAGGACGATTCCTCTTCGAAGTGAGGCCGGATCTGTTTCCACAGGGGTATCTGACCACACTGGAGATGTTGCTTTGGGAAGATTGGTATGCTGAACGGAATGCAAATAGGTGAATAAATTTTAGGGGCTAGGCTGATCACCGAAAGGCAGGCAAATCCCACCTGCTTGCCCCTTTATAATAACGGGACACTTAGGGAGAGTGGCATGAGTAAAAAGACATGCTTGGTTGAGGGATGTGAGAATAAACATTTTGGACGTGGATATTGCGAGAAACACTATACGCAAATAAGAAAACATGGAAAATTGCTTGAAAGAACAAGGCATGATCCAAATGAAATAATTTACAAAAAAAATTATGCCGTGATTTGTTTATACAACATGAAACAAGAAAAAGTTGCTGAAGCAATAATTGACAAAGAAGACGCTGAAAGGGTTAGTAAATATAAATGGTGCTTAATGAATAATGGCGATGTTATCACTGACTTGGGAAACAAAAGATTTAAATTGCATAGGATTTTAATCAACGCCCCTAATGAAAGCGAAGTAGATCACATTGACAGAAACAGATTAAACAATAGAAAAAACAATTTAAGAATATGCAAACATTCAGAAAACTTAAGAAATCTGAGCAAAAGAAAAGATAATACATCTGGCTTTACTGGAGTAATTTGGTGCAAGAGAAACAAGAGATGGAAAGCTCAAATATGTTTGCACGGAAAATGTGTTTATCTTGGGAATTTTATGAGCATAGATGATGCAATTGCGTGTAGGTTGAAAGCAGAGAAAAAGTATTTTCAGGAATATGCTCCAAGGAGATAATCTGTGAGCAACCTCCAAAAGACAATCGACATCATCCTCAATGGCGAGGATAAAGCATCACGCCAGATCCGGCAAGTCGATGACCGTCTTGGCGGCCTGAATACCCGCTTTGCTGGTGTTGCAAAGCAAGGTGCCAAGGTTGCCGCGGTCATTGCTGCTGTGGGTGCCGGCATTACTGCATTGGTAGGTGCTGGTCTTAAGGAGGCTTATGACCAGGCTGTGGATTTTGAAAGTGCCATGGTTGATCTGGAAAAAGTCTTGGGTAGCCATCCTGGCAAACTTGAGACTGCCCAGACTGCGGCCATGAACTTGTCAAACCAGTATGGTGTAAGTTCGAAAGAGATTGTGGAGTCTATAGCTGGCTGGGTGCAGGCCGGTTACGACATCGACGAAGCCACGCAGTTAGCCGAGGAATCCATTGCCCTCCTGTATACCTCTGAACTGGATGCAGCCCAGGCCACAGAGACTTTAACCAAGATTATGAAGGGGTTCGGGCTGGAAGTGGACGATGCCCGGAGCAAACTCGATGTAGCCAACGAGATATCCAACAACTATGCCTCCAGCGTAGGCCAACTGACTGAGGCCATGGGCCGGGTGGCTCCTATTGCTGACGCCATGGGGTTGTCATTTGAAGAAATGTCCAGCTTCCTGGTCCCTGCAATCGAGAAATTCCAGGATGGGCAAAAAGTCGGGACTGCATTTGCCAAAATCTTAAACAACTTGGTCAGCGACACCAGCCGGGTGGCGGATGGCCTGGAAACTCTGGGCGTAGCTCAGACTGACAGTAATGGAGAGCTCCGGGACGGTCGGGATATCCTCTATGATGTGGCCGAGGCATTTCAGAATCTGGAGCCAAGCCAAAAAACTTTTGTCGCCCAGCAGATTGCAGGTGCCGAGCACAGCGCCAAGTTTTTGGCCACCATGAACTCATACGACAAGGCTGGGGCTGTCTACGAGACAGCCATCAATAGCGCCGGGTCGGTCACAGAGGAGTTGCAGGCTAAGCTTGATAGCGCTGAAAAGCAGTTAGATCGATGGAATGAGGCCTGGACGAACCTTTCTGTTGTGATCGGCGATCAGTTCAAGATAGCTGCCACAGAGGCCGTGGAGGGCGGGACAGATATTGTCAATGCCCTACAAACATCTGTGGATGAGGGGGCGCTTGATCCGTTCTTTTCCATGCTCAATGAGCTGGCCGAGGGCTTGTCAGAAGAGCTTGAGGCTATTGCCGAAGCCATGCCTGAGGCCATGGAGGGAGTGGATTGGGACCCCTTGGCTGATTCTATACGAAGTGTTGGGGAGGCATTTGGTGGTCTTTTTGACGATTTGGATTTGACTACTCTTGAGGGACTAGCCGAGGCTATTCAGAGAGTTGTTGACACTGGTAGTGGACTTATCGAATTCTTTGGTACTTCTGTGGAGATAGCGACTCCTTTTGCTAAAATTGTCCTGGATATTGTAGATAACGTAAATGACTTGGCAGACTCTTTTTTGGGCCTTGATGGACCGTTAGACTTGTTTGCTTCAGCGTTGTCGGTGCCATTGAAGATAGCGGAGAATTTGCTTAAAACGTTTAACAAGATTCCAGGTGTTCCACTTGATGATGCAGTCAAGGATATTGAAGATTTGGGAGATTGGCTTAGAAGCGTTGGAGACGACGCAGAAGGCGCAAAAGATGAAGTAGTCGATATACATGAGGCTATTACCGGCATTCCAAGTGACGTTGCCCTTTTAATGCAAGTTGATGACAAAGGGACTATTAAAGAAACTGAGGATGGTATTGATGGTCTCCCAGAAGAAAAAGATACTGATGTAAAAGTTGATGATAAAGGATCAGCTGAGAAAACAAAGGACAAGATAGAAGATAAGGTTCCAGCCGAAAAAGAAATGGAAATCAAGGCTTCCCTTGATGAAGCCGAGCTGGAGGCCGAGACTGCCAAGATTGAGGCCATAGCTGAGACTGCACAAGGCTATTTCCAAATGAAGGCTGAGATAGATACCACGGCCCTGGAGAGTGCTACCGAAGGTCTGATGTCTTATATGGACAATCAGTCCGAGATCATGCAGTCACAGATCGAGTGGGAGGCTAAGCTTGAGATCGCTCAGGTGGAGGCTGAGGCCAAGAAGGTAGAGGCGGCATTTACGTCGCTCAATACTGTGTTTGAGAGCAGTGCAGATGTTATTGGCTCTATGGCTGAGGCCATGCCTGATGTAGGACCGCTTGCACAGTTGGATTTAAGAAAAGGTATTGAACGAGAGTTAGACCTGCGGGAGGAAGCTCTTGAGCAGCAGAAAAAACTCATCAACGCTGAGGTGGCACTTATGGAAGCAAGGTCTTCCAGGATGTCGTCTGATGAACCCCTCATAACTGTTAATGGCGATGGACTTCAGCCTGAGCTAGAGGCGTTCATGTTCAAGATATTAGAAACTGTGCAGATGCAGGTAGCCGAAGAAGAACAAGAATTTCTGCTTGGCATTGGTGGATAAAATGGGTAAGGCAGTGATCAAAGAAAATAAAGGAGAGGGTAAATACAAGATCAAGCTTGATTATACCTCATCTGATCTGGAGGGACGAATACAGGACGCCAAAGACAGAATCTCTGAGCTTGAAAAAGGCGAAATTCCGAAGCTAGAAAGCGACCTAAGCAGTCTTGAATCCGACTACTCCTATTTACAAGGAGAAGCTGAAGCTTCTATATCAGACATAACAGAGGAAGATATGGCTGATTTTGATGAGGTGTTGTCAGATTATTCCAGAGACCCTACAAGTATGGAAAGTCTTAGTGTATCGGAGGCGGTTGCTACCACACAGGGGTATATCAACGAAGCAAATGTCGTGTATACGCAGATAGTCGAGGCAACGAGGAAGCAGCTGTCGGCTCAGTTGGAACTTGAGTCCACAAAAAAACAACTGGAGTACCTGGAGTCCATCGAGACCACAGCCGAAGAACTTGAGGTTTGGTGCGAGGATTTAACCGAGGATCTCAACGTCGGCGATGAAGTTGGCACTGTTGAACATCCCGATGGCACAGTCCAGATCCAGCCGGGATATGAAGGCAATGCTGCATACAGCGCAGAGCGGGATGGCATACAACAGCCATCCAAGGTTAGCAGGCCAGAGCAGGCATATTTTAACACTGCAATAAAGCCGGGGTGGAAGGTCTGGCGGCCTATAACCAGGACTGGTACGGTGACGGATGTAGATTTCGAAA